TTGCTCATGGTCAAGAATGTTTAGCAATGCGTTGAAAACTTTCACTCGTTCGTTGGAAGAGCGAAATTCCTTCGGAATTTCAACCAGCATTGAATGATTTTCGTTAGAAAGTCTAACAGTCTCTTCGCGGCAAGAAATAAGGCACAAGATACCAGCCTCTAAAGCTGTGCCTTCTATGGCATTGTTAATTGCATGGACAGTTCTATCGTCGCTCCACAGATAGTCAATTTTCATCTGTTCAATGCAGTGCGTATGCGAGATCGTAGCGCCTTACTTACACTACTGCCATCGAACAAATTACGCTCTTGAAATACATCCGTCCACTGCCTTGGTTCTAAATTTGTCGATAGTCCTTCATGGACATACCATGCATAACCCCTTCCGCTCTCGTTTTTGGCATCCCAGTTCCAAGATACAGTAATATCGTTGGCGCCTTGCGTAATTTTAAAACTGTCCTTTCCGCTTTGATAAAGTTCCCCAAGATCGTAGATATTACGAACAGTCCCAGCATTTTCTCCGCTTTTTCTTCTTGTGTACCCTGGATAGCTCCATTTATCGTCCTTAAATTGATCTTCAAAATATCCGTCGTCCACGTCCTCTTCCGCCCATGTTTCAAACGCCTTGACCAATTTTTGTTCTAAAAACCTTGCATTGAGAATAGTTCCGCCAACAATGATGCCGCTCATGGTGCAATTAATGGTCGAAGAATAAGGTCGGGGATTAAAAACCTACAACGCTCATAAGCCACATCATCACCAGGAAAATATCTTGGCGTGGAATCAGGAAAGCGCCTAACCATCCTGTCCATAGCAGTGGCAATAGCGCCAGCGCTAGGCGTATATTGCACCAAAATTACTTCCCAAATTTGCGTGACTTTTGTCGTCCCACCTAGCGGAGAGCGAGAAACTAGCTCAGGAAACTGTCGCATTGTCACTTCCAGCCCCTTCACTTTCCATTCTTTCGGTACACTCTGCGGCCCCACCACATAAACAGCAGGCAGCGTTGAACCATTTGGCAGTGTATAAGTGCCAATCAAATTTGGAGATGCTGATAACAATTCAGTGATAGTCTCTCTGAGCTGAGAAATATTCACAATAAAAAAGCCTCCCCGTAAGGAGAGGCTAGCAAACTTTCAATGGAAAGTGAATCAGCTATTGGGAGCAGTCGGGATGATCGAGCCGCTTTCAGAAGCATTTTGGTGGATGCCAATGCGGCCACGGCTAATCAGATCAAAAGTACACTCAACAAGGTTATCAGCGGGATAGCTCTCGTTGTAGTTCATCACGCGACCAACATAAGCCACGCGATCATAGTAATAAGTGGTGCCGCTAACACCCAGTTGCTTGTTAATTTCCACGTACACTTCTGCATTTTTGTCGTAACGTGCAGTAGCGATCACTTGGAAAGCTTCGTCGAAACTGTTCGGGATGAACGTGGTGCCATCCACGTCCTTCTGGAAGTAAGAGGTGACAGCAGCAGTGGCTTGGCTGGTAACAATAACGCTATCAGAAAAACCGCCGCCACCCAGCAGGTAAAATTCAGTGTTGCCATCATTGAAGGCCACAGAGGCCGTGGTGGCAGCTTGCAGAGTGTAAAGCGTAGGAGCACCGCTCACGGTAAAAGTGGCGCCGCTCTGGGTAATAATTGGACGGGCAGTGCCGCCAATAGAGCCAACGCGCACAATCACGTCTTGGCTCTTTACCAGTTCAGTGGGATGGTAGAGCATGAGAGGAAATCCTCAGCAATGAAAAGGGAAAGTGATTAAGCGTTGTCCACGCTTCCTTTGCCAATTAGTCTAAAAATTCCCCTAATTGGCGTGCCGAGGAACTGCCAATAATGAATAGCAATTTCCTCGTTTGGCAATAGTTCAAAACGCCCTTCCCTTCCATTGATGGTCGCCTGAGCGGAATCACCAGGCGTCACTCCAGAAAAAGCAAGAGGAGACGTAAGTCTCCCCTCCATGTAAACTGCCGTTTGATCTGCTCCGAGAAGATGATCATACTGCGGAGCACGCTTTTGCCTTAACGATGCATAGTAAGTAATGCCAGTCGCTGTGGCCACGTAATTGCCGGTTTCGCTATCAAGCGCATACCCCGAAGCCACATACCATACCAGAGTGGCATTAGCAAGTGGCTCCAGGAAGTTGCTCATACAACAAAACCAACGGCAGTCGAAGGAAGAGAACTTAAGAGACGTTTAAACTCTTGACCATATTGAGAAGCATCAAGCCCCTCGCCATACACTTTGCCGTCAGTGGCACCAATTTGGATGCCCATCTGAGCAAGTTGTACGGCAATGATATGAGCAGCTAAAAACTTAACTGCCCTATCAGTTTGATCCCCAAACACGTCAGCCGAGGCATCGTAAGTTGCTTCTGTAATGGCACCATTCACAATTCCCGATGGATGGGGCGTGAATTCAGGAAACCTGTCCAAAAAACTGGCGTAGGTGACGGCCATAATTAAGCTTTTCCAATGCGAATGGCTTCAGTGCGTTTGGCAATAGCATTCCTTACACGAATTCGGCCTTCAATTTTCTTCCAATCAGCTAAGCGATCAGCATCATGGATGAGTTCAATAGCACGAATGGCTTGGGTGAGGGGCAGCTCGGCAAGACTTTGAACAGACTCAGGCAGATCCTCTACCATCACTTGTTCTTTCATCTCTTCGATTGCCCCAATCGCCATAAGCTTCTTCACTGCAATGTTCTCTTTAGCTTCGCTCCATTTGTCATCAGGAATTTCCTGATTAAGTCCTGGAACAAGCTGGATGAGACCAGTTCTAGTGATAATTCCGAAGCCCGCCTCACGAGGGGGATTTTCAAGTTCGGGACGATAAGCAATGAGCATTGTTCAAAAAAACAATTGTCAATAGCTTAACGTCCCTTTCTTGTTAACTATCCTCAGGCGTTGGCCTGAACGTAGATAACGCTCTTGGGATAGTACAGGGCCACACCACCAACGCGAGCATGGGCGGGAACGATGAATTCCAGACCGCGCTGCTGAGGGGGGAACAGCTCCAGGGGCTGAGGAACGTGCAGTTGCACTTTCTCAGGATCACGCTTGTACACCACCATGCGGTTGGTGTTCAGCACGCTGTTGTCAGCATCCAGTTGGTTGATGGGCTCAACGTTGCGGATGTAGGGGTTGGTACGCAGGAAGTACTCAAGCACGGTCACGTCCGAAGAATCGGAATTGCGAGTGGTGCTCACTTTGTTGTAATCTTCCCAAGCCATCAGAATGGTGTCGGGCTGCTCCTTCATTTTGGAAGCGTTGATAATGGCGGTCACGCCATAGTTCAGCAGTTCCAGCATTTCCTGGGCAGTGGCAGTGCTGAACCACTTATCAGCAGCAACCACATCCACGGTGGAGTTGTTGAAGAAGCCAGACAGACCCACGGTGCTCTCACCGAAGAAAGCGAGATCTTCCACTTTCTCTTCGTAAGCACGACGCACGGCAGCAGCGCGACGCTGCTCCAGGGCGATATTGGCCATTTGAGCAGCACGCAGTTCCTGCACGGTGTAGCCGAAGCTACCGCCGAAGGAACGGATGTTGATGCTCTTCTCGGTCTGGCTGATGTCGGCACGGGGCAGATCATCAGCAGCATCAGCGATCAGCTTAAACTCACCAGTGGCATCCATGATGCGGTAGGTGAAGGTCTGAGCGCCAGGACCGGCTTCAGAAGTTACGGGCAGCACAGTCGGATATTTGATATCCGCATACTGCACTTCAAACACTTGGGGGCGGATGAACTCAAGCTGACGCTCAAGAAACAGACCCGCTTCATCCATACGGAATTCAGACATTGGTAGGGCCTCCTATCAAGAATCAGCAGAGAGAGTGAAGCTCGGACCATTCAGCTCCAGCAGGGCAATACCGCTGCTAGTAGTGGAGGTGAGGAAACGAGCGTTAGCCAGACGGACGGTTTTGCCAGAAGCGAAAGCGTGCGAGAACTGACCAGCCTTGCCAGTACCGCTTGCCGAATACAGCACGCGAACGACAGACTTGGGAGTGACGGCGCCAGTCACATAGACGGCAACTGCACCTTCGTTCACCACGTTCATGGCTTGCTGGTTCTTCACGCCAGGGCGGCCATTGGCGTCTTCAGCAGTTTCGTCCACGTAGGTGAGAGCGTTGATGCCCAGAACGGTATCGGAAGCGCCAGAGATAGTGACGGCGGAGTTGGCAACAGTGCCAGCGTTGTTATAGACCACCACGTCACCGAAGGGCACAACAGCGCCGGTTTCGTTGATCGAGGTGGAGATGGTGTTGTCGCGAATGTCAGACAGGCCACCTTCCAGATAAGCAGTGTGAGCCAGGGCGTAAGCCTGTTGCACACCGCCAGCGGAGGCAGTGCCCGAAGCGGAGAAAGAAACGGCCATAATTACTTAGCCTCCTTAGAGATGGAGAGAGGCTTCTTCCATGCATTTTGCAGCGTTTCCATGTAGGAAGACGGTGCGCTCATGGGAGAAGCAATAGAAGCCACGGCTTTACGCAGCTCATCAGTGGCAACAGAATCATCGCGGGACGATTCGGCCAGAGTGTCAAACATGGCCTGAACATAGTCATCAGACTTTTCAGACAGATCAACACTATCGCCACGCACGGCTTTGATGGCGTCCACCATCACCTCACGGGCTTCTTTGCCGCTAAATTCATAGGCGGCATCCAGAACAGGCTTAGCCTTTTCAATCAGAGCAAGACGCTCTTCAACCATGGAATCAAGATTGATTTCCTTGGCGGCAGCCAGTTCACCTTTCAGTTCTTCAACGTGCTCGGCCAGAGCATCGGCGCGACCCTCAGCGGAATCGCACTTGCCCTTCATTTCCTTCTGCATGGCGTCCATTTCGGACTTCATGGCATCGGCGGCGGCCTGCAGCTCGTCGTATTTTTTCTTCATGTCCTCGTAGGACATTTTGGCGTCTTCGCGTTCTTTAGTGATCGCAAGAGCAACGCTCTCCGTCACCTCAAACTCGGCGCCATCGAAAACGACTTTTGCAGTCATTAGATGGTCTCCTGTAGTAGAGAATAAAGATAGATCGGCTGCATCTTGACGATCAAGATGGAGCTTCACTTGCGGGCCAGCGCGGCCCCGACG